CATTTGATTCATACCTGGATGTCTACCAGGCATTTGACCTGCAAACAACCCTCCTTGTGCTTTAACTCTTCCACCTTCCGAAAACATCGGGTTCGCTCTGACCATTTCTAATGCTTCTGTTTTGTTAGATGCCTTACCCATGTCGACTAACCAGTCTGCCCATTCATCTTCGTATAAGGCTCTGTTTGCTAAATACTGTTGTTGTCCTGAATCATCTATAAGTTCTTCCGGAAGATCTTCATCCGGCATCGTTGCAGCTCCTGCTATCGCTGCTCCCGTACCTACTATAGCTGACTTACCTAAGATACCTGATCGTTGCCAAAGGTTTTTGGTACCTTTGTCTACTAAAGTACCTTGACCAGGTGCGCCCCATTCTGTCCACTGTGGCTGACTTCCCATTATCCAAGGTTTAAAACTTTCCCAACCTGCTTTCCAACCTGCTCCTCCTGGATCTGATCCCCACATGTAAGGAGCATAGTTATACGTTGCCCAAGCTGCTGCGAGTTTACCGAGGTCGCTCTTAAGAGCTTTCTTAACTGGTTTAGTGATTTTTTTAAATATTTTGCTTAGTCCCATAAATTTCCTTGTAAATGATGTAGGCAGGTTAAAGGGAATTCCTGAAAATCCCTGAATAATATAGTATTACTTTACTTTTCTGCCTTCGTCAATGAATCTTCCACGAAAACCGTGGGTTCCATAGTGCGTAATGTAGGCATCAACATTGGCATAAATCTTGCCTCCAATGTCCGTCCAGCGTTTGCAGAAAGCATAGTCTTCACCCAAAAAGACTCCTGTTTCAGGGTTAAAATCACTATCGAAAAAGTTCCAAACGTTTTCACTCGTCGACATGAGTCCATTCACTAATTGTTTTTGTTTAATTTTCATCTTGGGATAGGCTTTCATCATTTTCTCAAAGACTTCTCTTTTAATAAGCATGCAGCCTGCAGGTCCTTTAACAATTTCACATAGTCCACCTTTACTTTCAATTTTATTTTTATCAGGGAATTCTAGACAGAAATAATGAGGACAATCTTCGATGGGTTTCCCCGATTTAGAGGAGAGTTTCCGTGCCTTATCCCAATCAAAAATTTTCATAGGGTAAGGAGTCAGGACAATATCTTTGTTACGATCCATCATGGTTGGAATAGAAGCGGGATCAAATTCAATGTCTGAATCTACAAACAACATGTGGGAACAACGGGAATTAAGAAAAGCTTGAACACATAAATTTCTTCCCTGGGTTACTAAAGACGATTGAACCATGTGAAATTTAGTAAAAATTTCCTTTTGAAAACAGATAACTTGTAGTTCTAAAACTGATTTAACATAGGAAAGCATTAGCGTTCCCATACAAGGAGTGACCACAAATATACTGTTAGGGATAAGGTCCTGGGTAGGTTTATCCACCAGTTTAGTTCCATCGACCGTATTTTGAGGAAAGAGTTTTATGTCTTCTTTAAATTTATCCTCTGTTAAAATTCCATCATTCGTTCCCATGAGAAATTCCTTTAGCTTCTAGAGCATTGTTTAAAAAAGCCATCCATTCTTTGATCCGTTCGTCCCAGTTATAAAAATGATTGAAATGCTGACGTTGATTTTCTAAACGTTGTTGAATAACATCTGTGGGTAAAATTCTTTTAATATAAAGTAGGTGAGCTGCGAATTCTTCGGCGAGTCTTTTGGGATTGGTATCGTAATTAACATAGAACCCATAGTCTCCACAGGTTTCAGGGAGCGCACCAAAGTTGGTGACTAAAGGAATATTGCCCGCTGCCATCGCTTCGATTGCTGAAATACAAGACGTCTCTTCCCAGATGCACGGGTAAGCAAAGACATGACTAGCTTGCATCGCATCAATAATTTCTAAGTTAGGTTTGTAACCAATGTAATTTACATTATCCATTTTACGAGCGTGCTCATAAAGAGGCTCATAATGTTTATCATTGGCTTTTTTAAATTCATCTCCATAAAGTTGAGAGGAACTATAAACATCCAATTGAATTTCTTCATCAAGTAGATGATGCATTGCTGCTAGGAGAATATTAAGTCCTCTCCAGGGAGTGGAAACATGAATAAGTCTTAACGGTTTGTCTGCTTGATAGTGAGATCGTTGAGTCCATTTAACTTTAGGTAATGCATTCTTAATGACACGGCAACGAACAGTAGGAAGATTAAAGTAAAGCCGATACTTTTCAAAATTCCAATGAGAATTAAAAATATACCAATCATACTTATGATGGTTCTCCGATTTCTCAAACCAAGGTTTAATGTTGGGTTGATCATGGGAATTTTTTAACCATAAAATATTGAGTTTACCTGGTTGAATAGGAGTTTTTTCAGGAACCGATGTAGTAAGATTAATTTTTTTCCAATAGTGTTCCGGAAGTCTTTTTTTAAGTTCATCGAACTGTAATTCTGTTCCTCCTTTAGGATTCATCTTTTAAAGTCCCGCTTCCCATAGCCATTTTCGGGACGGTGACTTTAACATCTCTTCTAATATGCTCTTTCTTTGTAGCTGTATTAGGGTCTTTCACATCGTCCTCTGCTTCTTTATCTGAGTTATATTCTTTTTTAGTTTGTGTATTGGTTAAGGTAACTTCGGTTTCACATCGATAGCGTGGAACTTTTTTACCCTCCACTTCAATATAATCTATGACTGTTCCTGATTCTTTAAAAGGCATTATGTTCTATCCTGTTGTAAGACACTGACCGATATATTAGCAGAAGTTGCTGTCGTTGTAAATTTTAAAACATCGCTCTCTTCTAAAACTAAAAGAGTACTTTCATCTCCTTCTAAAAATTCTTTTTTACCCTTAGCTGGAACGCTAGCTATTACTTTATAAACAAAATCAGTGGAGCTACCACTATCGGTAACTGTGAGTGTCCAATCCGGGGTTGAAGAAGCATGGGTATTGTAAGCCGAAATAGATTTAACTAAAGCTACTGTTTCTGCAGGACAGGTATAAACGGTTACAATATTTGTGGTAGCATCAGTCTTCCAGATATTTCTATATGTATTTGCCATTTCTTCTTTTCCTTAATTTATCTTAACTGATGAATAAAGTAAAGACTTCGTATTCATCGGTTAATTGTTGTTGGTAAGTAGTATTAAGTTTTTGTACTACGGATGCTACATTATCCGCTAGAGATTGAACATTCATAGAATCAAACTCTGGACCTAGAATCGTTGCTACAACTTCACTAATCTTTGCCATGTTCCTCCATTAAAACATAGGATATACATACGAGGCGTAAAAAATTTGTCATTTTATCTTCTGCCTCCTGGATGAACATCTAACCTAAAAGTTCCCATTCTCCAAGTTTGACCTGTGCTTACATTACCTACCTTGATTGCAATTTGTCTAGCTCTTGCACGGGTAAAGATTTGAGTCGTTGAAGTCGTGGCATTATAAGAGGTAGAGGTTGCTGTACTACTTGGAAATGCTTTAGTGTTTAAATAAACTTTAGCAGTCCCTGTTTGAGATCCAAAGTCAGGTATGATTCTGCTGATCCTCATCATGAATTCACCACCAATGGGTCCTTCAATTCCTTGAGTACCAATATCATAGTCTCCTGATTCGACACTAGCGGCGATAGCATTGGTTGTACCACTAGCAAAAACTTCATCGGTTCCTTTTTCTTGCTGCCAATAATAACTAGCGCCATTAGAAATGCCTACAACGGTTGGATAAGTAGGAGCTACTCCACTTTTAAATTCAGTTGCATAAGGTTTAGTGAAAACTCCCTCAATGCTCCACGTTGAACGAGCTAGGGAAGAAGTATACCAGATTGGGTTTTGTGGGGATGAATCTAAATAATTATAGGTCACGGATCGATCGACATAATTAGAATTACTGCTTGGATAAAACCAAGTGATCTCTCCAAATAAAGCGTTAACGGCTACATGAACTTGTTGATTGGCATTAGCATTAATATCTTCAAAGACATAATCTTCTACCAGGCAAGGCATTAACTCTACTCGTCCTCCATTAAATTGATAGAACCCGGTAGGTCCCATCCAATAGGCAATACCATTAACTTCAGCAGCTGCATGTTGACTAGACATCCCACAGTTCGTTCCCATTTGTTGAAAACCAAAAGTTAAAGGAGGTCCAATAAATTTCATGGTATACATTGCAGTATCCGACCAAATATAAACGGCTGTCCTTCCTACAATAGATCCCATCAGTTTAGAACCATCGGTAAGTCTTTGACTTCCTGCTGTGTTGCTAGCGGTCGGAGTCCAGGTTGTAATACTTTCTTGATCAGACCATCGAACAAACATATCATCTTGAGTCGTTGAGGATTGAAGTGTGGTTTCTGTACCAACACAAATTAAATGACGGTCGGGGGTCGAGAGAACCATGTCCCTTGAAGCCGTTGGAACTTCTGATCCTGTTACTAAAATCGCTCTTACACTTAAATTAGGTA